GTGACTGACTGGATGAAGATCGGCACTGCGGTCGCCGTGAAGATCTGGTCCGCGTTCGCCACGTAGATCCGGTTGGGGTAGGTTTGACCGTCTCCACTGTCCGCACTCAGTTGCCCCCATTGCGACGCCGGGGTGTCGCGGATCGGGAGCGTGGTCGCAACGATCGCGCCGGCGGCGTAGACGTTGCTGTTCGCGGTCAGGTTCTCGATCTCCACCGTTGTCGCGGTTACGCTCTTGATAGTGCCCGTGTTGATGGTGTCTTGGTTCGCGACGAAGACCTCGCCACCGATGGGCCAGTCGGCGGTGACGATCCGCTGCACGTTCACCGTCTTGGTGGTCGCGTCGATGGTCACGCTCGATGTGCTTTCGGTGCGGCGACCATTGATGGGCCGCCAGTCCTCGACCGGAACGCCACCGCTGTCGGAACAAATCTCGACCTGATCGTTGCTGTCCTCAGGCCACGCCGAGTCGGTCGTCTGTCCCCTGGTGTAGAACACAAACAGGTCGTTGGTTGAAGGAGTGCCCGACCACGCCGCGCTCGGAATGGTGACGTTGCCACTCGGGTCGGACCAGTTGGAGCTCGTGTTGCTCTGCCACGCCGGAGTCCCGTCGTAACTCGGGTGGAGGCTGGTCGTGTTGTCCAGGTAAGCGGTGGCCTTCACCTCGTATGCCGTACTCGACGAGAACTTCACTTCCCACCGTTGCGAACAACAGGCTTCGTAAACCGACACGTAGGCAAGATCGCCGGTGCCGCCGTTGCCGCTATCAGGTTGTGGGTCGCTCCACTGAGGATGGTCGTCCCACACCTCGCAGTGCGCGATGGTCGTGGTGCTGAAGTTTTTCAGCATGAACTTCACCGGAGCGCCAGTCTGCAGTCGCTGATACGCGCCAAGGTCCAACGGCTCGTTGTCGATGTTGAGCAACCGAGTCAAGTCGATGGTTCCGTCGCCGAGCGTCGGGAACATCTCGATAGGGAACATGTAGTAGATGTCGAGGTCCCACGGGTAGCTGGCGTGCGCCGGTCCACTGACGAAGAACACGGTGGACGTGTCCATCTGCCAGATGTCGATCCACAGATCGTCGTTCCGTAGCAGTTGCTCCTGCAGGTAGTCCTTGATCTCGAACGGCGGGTAGTAGGTGTACTGCGCGATGGAGTTGTCGTACTGCTGGGTCGCGATCGGGTTGGAGGAATGGTCGTGCCCGAACTGCGGCGCGTACCCGCCATTGAACCACGGCGTCGAGGACCCGGTGTCCTTGTACAAGTAGCTGATCTGGTTGATGTCCGGGTACGGTTTGAGGAACTTGTAGACGCGCATCGTGCAGGTGGCCGAGTTCGGGTTGCCGACTTGCACGAGCCGGAACGGCGCACTCAGGATGATGGCGCGGTAGCCGAGTAAGGCACGCACCTTCGCCATCAGGAACTTCGCCGCCAGCTCGACCACGGTCCCACTGACAGGCGAGTAGCCGAGTCGGTTGTCGTTGTCGTTGTAGGTGACGGCTCCGCTCTGATTGGACGGACTGCCCCATTTGGTGATCGACCGACCCTCGAACCGAACCCAGTCCCATTGACTCTGCCACGCGCTGTACTTGCAGTCGCAGTCAAGGTGTCTCGCCATCGTTTCCTCCTCAGATGCTCAGCCCGCGGGCGCGAATCGTCATCATGCGGCACGGGTTCTCGGGTTGCGCCGCGCTCGGCACCTCGCAACGAATCCAAAACAGCACGTAGGACGCAGCGTTGATGTTGCCGAGCGAGAGGTCCACTCCGGCAGCTTGCCACGTTCCCGGCGAGCCGGCGACATCAGGCGCGAACGCAACCCAGGTGTAGCCGTCACGCACGTTGACGGTGATGCTCGACCCGGTCGGATCAGCGGTGGTATTTGGCAGGACAATCCCCATCCCGGGCAAGTAGTTGTTGGTGTCATCGTACCCGGCCACGCCGTACTCGTACTGCGTGACGCCGTCGAACTCGGCATCCTCGACCGCCTTGTTGCCGTTGACCAGCACATCGGCTGTCTTTTTCCCGCTGCCGCCGGTTTTCCAGTCGGCAAAGGTGATCGTGAAGGTGCGCTTGGTCGCGGTCTTGTGGTAGGTCGGGTTGGAGTGCGGCACCAACTTTTGAATGAACGTCTCAGCCCCTGTGCCATCGAAGTACCAGCCCGGCAGCGCGTAGATGTAGGTGCTCGCGCTCGTCTCCGTCCCGACGTTGCGACACGCGACCTGCCGGTTGCTGCTATCGCTGTTCGCGGTGACGATCTCGAACTCCAAGACCTCGGTCGCGACCGCTCCGGTCGTCAGGTAGTTGCCGATGGTGAACTTCGCCGCCCACCCAGTATCGGTGCTGGCACTGACGACGATACCAAGCCCCGGGATGATGTCGTAGTTGGGGGTGGAGCCATCAGCGACCACGGACAAGCCGCTGCGGTTGCCCCACGGGTTGCGGCTCGTCGCGCCATCGCCCTGAGCGACCACGGTGCAGGACACCGTGCCCGACTTGGTGAACGTGACGACGTAGGTGCCAGCGACCGCTTGCCCGTTCCCGCGCCACGTGACGGAAGTGATCGGCGTGTTGGTGGTGTTCTCGTAGCGCACGTCGAGGTCGGCTTCATCCGTCGTCGGCGCACCACCGTAGCGGAGCATCAGTTCTGCGCTCATCAGTACCCCCTCTTGGTCGGACGCCACTCACCGCCGTGCAGATGTTGCCACGCTCCACAATCACATCGCCATCTGGAATCGGGATCGGTTGACTCCGTGAAGATGACGACGAACCCACCGCGCAGCCGTTGTTCGACGTCGATGACACAACCGCAGTCGCAGCGCCAACGCTCGTGCGTCGGGAAACGCACGGTCAGATTCCCATGAAGCGCAGGCGCGGCGTCCATAGCTTGATCGCTCCCTTCGCTGTTCCTTCCGGGATCGTCACGGCGCACCAGACGTAGACCGTGGCTGACGGCGCGATGTCACCGAGCAACACCGGACCCGACGAGAAGGAGAGAGCCGCGCCGCCGACATCAGCGGCCACTTCGGCCCACGCCCATCCCTGAGCGGAGACGAAGGTGGTGGTCTTGCCGACTGGGGTGGCGGTGATCTTGGCGAACACGACTTGCCACCCCTTCAAGCGGTCATCGGCGTCCACGTAACCGTTGGCGCTCCCCCACTCGTAGACCGTCTCGCCGTCGAACTTGGCGGTGGCGATGCAAAGCTGCCCGCCGACATTGACGTTCGCGGTGTAGTAGGCCCCGGCGTTGGTCCAGGTGTCGTAGGTGATGGCATAGCTCGCCACCTGCGCCATCTTCGCCCGCGTGTCCTCCGAGTGAGGACCGAGACGGCAGATGATTGAAGCGGCATCCGTGCCGGAGTAGTAGCCACCGGGAAGCACCGAGAGGCGCACATCGGCGGCTGTGTCGGTCCCCGTGTTCACAACTGCGGCGCGGAAGGTGTCACGCACACCGTCGTTCTTGGTGACGCCGAAGTTGAGTGCTTCGGTATCAATCCCGCCCGCCGACAGGTAGGCTCCGACCGTCACCACGCCTTGGTTGCCGTTGACGGTGCCAGCGGAGAACACGAGGTCAACTCCGCCGATGAGGTTGCTGTGCACCGTAACGCCGTCGGTGACGATGTCCACCGGCGTCGCGTTGTGCCAGGGGTTCTTGGACCCAAGGTCGGCGATCACGGTGACGTGTGGGCCGGTCGTGAAGTTGAGCGTGTAGGTGTCAGCGACGAACTGCCCGTTGTACTGCCCGAGCGGGTAGGTGCCTTCGCCGAGATCACGACGCACGCAGGAGAGGATTGGCGTGCCGCTGAGGTTGGCGTAACGCAGGCCCAAGCTCCCGACCGCGCTGCCAGCTTGCGATGCCCACCGGAGGTCGAGCGTAGCGGCCATGCTTCACTCCATCCTGACGAGGACGATGTGCGCGTCGTAGACCTTCAGCAACGCGGGGATGTCGTTGCCCGCTGCGGTCTTTTCCGGGTGATCCGCGATCATGGCCTCGATCTCGTGCTCATCATCCGTTCCGAAACAGCAGAGGATCGTCGTTGAGGTGCCGGGGGTGATCTTGGCGTACATCAAGCCGCCCATGTCGCGCAAAGTGGTGAGCGTAGCCATCTCCGACGCGCTCAGCGCCCGCACGAAGAGCTTCAGGTACCTGCGGGCCTGGGTCGAGTTGTACTGCACCACGCAAGCCGTGTTCGACAACGACCAAGCGGTGACCGTGCTGATGCTCGACTCCGCGAACCGTTCCTCGATGATGGGAGGATGAGGGAACAGGAGCTTGGTGCCGCCAGCGTAGTTCTCGATCCCGGTCTGCAGGCTCGTGAAGCTCATGGCAACGCGCCTCCACCCGGTGGCAGTTTGCCGTTCATGGTGTCCTTTACGATCTGGACGATGTCAGGAACTATCACGGTCAACTCGATTGGGACTTTCACATCCTTCTGGAACGCGACCCACTGCGCCATCTGTTGCGTCGCGTCACTCAACCCGTTGCGAGTACCTTCGGCGAACCCGTGCTTCAGACCTTCCTCGACGGTGATCGCCATGCCGGTCGCCGGGTCGTAAACCGCCACCTTCATCGCCGCCGACAACGACTCATACTGGGTGCCGAGCATCCCAAGGCTTTCCACTTGCTTCGCGAGCTCGGGATTCCCGCCCTTCAGGTTTTCGAGCATCTTCCGCGTCTCCTCCGGGAGAGCGGACAACGGCTCTTTGTACTGTTGAAGCAAAGTCAGGTCATCGACGAGTGCGGTGCCGATCTGGTCCTGGATCTGTTGCTCCGACACCTTCTGGTCGACCATGTACTTGTAGGCGGCCGCTCGCTCCGCGAGTTGTTTCAACACCTCCTCGCGGGTCATGAAGTCGTACTCCTCGCGGACCTTGGTCACCAACGCATCCTGCGCCGCCTTCCGCTCCTTGTACTTTTGCATGATGTAATCTTGGGCTCGCTTCATGATCTCCGTTTGCCCGGTGTCCGCCGCCCCCGCTTCACGGATCGCTTTCGCTTCCTCCCGCTTCGCCTTCGAGATCGCCTCGATCTTCGGAAGCAACTCCACCAGCCTCGCCGCGTTCTCCTTCGATTGTTCCCCGCTGATCTTCCACTCGTCGCCGGTGAGCTTCAACGTCTGGCGCATCCGCTCGTAGTTGCCCAGGTTGGTGTCCCACGCGAGTTGGTCGGTCGCCAGTTGCTCGATGAAGTCCTTGTCCGCGTCGGCGAACGTGCCGAATGCCTTCGCGGCCAGCGGCCACTTGCTGATCCAGATGTTCAGGAAAGTGCCGACTTGGTAACCGAGCGCGAAGAAGGCGAGGCCATTCGCGGCCATCGCCACCTTGGACTGTTGCAAGGCGGCTGTGTGGTTCAGAGTCGAGACCCGAGCCTGTGTCGCGGCGGTGGAATAGCTGTACATCGCGACCGAGGTGTTGGTGTAGTTCCGCACCCCGGAAGCGGTCACGGCGTTGAGTGAAGCGGCCGTGGTTGTCGCCTGGACGGACAGCTGAGTCAGCTTCGTGATCAGCCACCCGATGTTCTTCGTGAACATGCTGACCATGACCGCCGCTGGCCCGAGCGCGATCAGGAACCCGCCGATCCCAAGCACGATGTTCTTCATGGCCGGGCTCATGGTGTTGAGCGCCTCGGCCCCCTTGGTGGCGAGGGTGGCGAGGAACTGCATGGCGTCGATGAAGGGCGGCAACGTCACTTGCCCGAGCTGGATCATGGACGATTCCATCGCCATGAGGGATTGCTTGAACTTGTGGCCCATCCCCTGCTGCACGACCTCGTAGGCCTCGTTGAGATCCTTCCCGGTGGTCTCGGCGAGCGCCTTCGTGATCCGCTCGGTTGCGGCGATGTTCCTCCCGGTGAGATTGAGCACGCCGGTCAGTGCTCGGATGTTGGGGAACATCGTGTAGATGGCTTCGTCGTTGTCCTTGAACCGTTCCTTCAGAAGCATCAGCGTGGAGAGCAAACCTCTCTCCCGCATCTCCGCTCGAAGATCAGCTGCGGTCAACCCGACGCCAGCCAACAGTTCCTTGGCTTGGGCTGTCGGGTCAGCCAAGGTCGCCATGACTTGCCGCAGGGCCGTCGTCGCCATGTGAGCATCCGCGCCGAGACGAGTCATCGACGCGATGGAAGCCCCGACCTGATCCAGACCGATCCCCAACTCGGCGGCGATGGGGAGAACCGCACCGAGAGTGCCAGCGAGCGTGCTGACATCCATGTTCCCCATCCGAACGGTCATCATCATCTGCGCCACGACCTTGTCGGCGTCCTCTGCCGACAACCCGTAGGCGTTGATGGCCGAAGTCGCAGCGAAGGCGATGGTGTTGGTTTCGCCCATGCCGATAGCTGCACCCTTTGCCGAGGCTTCAAGCGCAGCGAGCGCCGTGCTTCCTTCCAAACCTGACGACGTGATCCTGAACATGGCTTCGGTCAACTCGGTCGCAGAGCGGCCCGCTTCCTGAGAGAGTCGTTCGAAGTCATCTCGCCATGCGTTCACCTGCTCCCGCGACACGCCAGCCATGACGACCATCTTGGTGAGGGACGAGTTGAAGTCCATCGCCATCTTGGCGGCGGCACCGCTGATCGCCAACAAGGGAAGGGACACCTGAGTGGACATCCCCTTCCCGAACTTCTCCATGTCCTTCGCCGACGTCTGCAACTTCTTGCCGATGTCGCCCATGGCTTGCTCGAAGCCTTTGGCATCGGCGGTGATCAGGACGAGGAGATCAGCTACTGTGAGCGCCATCGGCTCCCCCTATCCGGGCGTGAAGCACCTTGACCTTCTCCAACTGGTCCTTCCAATCCGGGCGTGATCTCCTTCTGCTCAACGATGGCATGAAGTCCCGCGGCTGTCGCTTCTGACCGGCGAGCGCCGCCACCATGCAGCACACCAACGCAGGGCCGTACTCTTGACGCATGATCTCCACTTGCTTCGCTCTGCCGAGAAGCACGAACTGCCGGGGAGTCAACGACCAGAACTCCTCGGAACTGAGTCCGAGGTGGATCCTGGCTGACGACCACAACCCCTCCCAGGTCAACTTAGGTTGGTCGCCGTCTGAGGGTCCTCGATGGACTCCATGTCCTCCTTCGTTGGCAGCGCCTCCAACCACGCCCGCGTCAGAGCCTCGGTGATGACGTGAACGTACTTGCCGACGATCAGGCCCGCCTCTTCGAGCGTGAGCTTGGGTTCCTCGCGTTTCCACGAAGCCCAACAGATCGCCCGCAGCCCCTGCGCGGAGATGCTCTGTGTCCAGTCCTGCAGCAAGCTGAGGCCGGTGACCTTCTCCGCGTCACAGATGATGTTGAAGTCGATCCGCAGCTCTCGCGGCCGGTCGACCTCGACGATGACCGAGTAGAACCCCGCGTCCACGGGGCACCCCTAGACGCCGAAGCTCGGGGCAGGCTCGCCCGTCGGCAGCAACTCGACGTCGGCTGTCAGCACGCCATCCACGGGGGCGCTCGGCGTGACGTTCACCACGTAGGCCGCGAACTGGTAGGTCGTGGTCGCCGGGTCCGGGAAGATGATCCGGAAGTTCCGCTTGGTCCCGTCGTTCACGTCCTTGATGAGCCCGGTCAGGTGGTCGTGCGTCGGGTCGGCCGGGTCGAAGTTGATCGAGAACTTCACGTTCTCCATCTTCTTCAGGCCGGGGATGCTGACCATCCAATCCGAGGTCTGGACCGACGCGTCGTGCGTCTCGCGGGCGATGGCAAGTCCTTCGATGTCACCCAGTTCGCCGATGGTGGCAAACGCCTCGGTCGGAGTCGCCCCGTCGCCAATCTGGACCAGAGTGCCATGAGATCCGAGTGTGGTCATGCGTCACCTCCCTACTTGCCGGTCCACGAGTCGGGCAGGCGCAGGACGCAGAGCAGCACGTCGGCGGCACCGGCGTCGATGAGCAGCTGCCCGCCGCTGTCCCACCCCTGGCGAGTGAACGGCCCGAACACGCGGTAGGCCGCCGCCGGGATCGAGAACGTCATGTCCTTGGTGCGCCCGTACGGATCGGCGACGCTGGTGAACGTGACCGACTGCGCGCCGACGTTGGTGTTGTTCACGATGACGAGCTCGCGCCCGGTCAGCACCACTTGGTTCTTGTTCGTGGCGTCGGCTGCGGTGAAGGTCAGCAGCACGCCGTCGTAGTCCCACGGTCCGCCACAGACGATTGCGGTCAGTGCAGTTCGTGCCATCGCTCATTCCTCTCTTTCGATCGGTTTCCCGTCCGGTCCCACCAGCGCAGACGGTGCCTGTTGTGGCGGCTGGTGCCGCTCGGCCCAGTGCATCCAGAAACCTCGCTCATCCAGCGAATTGAATGGACACCGTGTGCATTGCCACAGCGGCTTCCACTTCCATTCTCGCTTCACGTAGGGCGGGTCGGGCGTCGACTCGTCCTGTTTGGCAACCGGCGATTCGGTCACCGGCTTGGTCACCGGAGCCCTGAACGCCCGCGTGCGGATCTTGTCGTTGCTCATGACACCTCCTTCCACGCTTCGAAGTTGGCTGCGGCCACCCACCGGTTGTTCTCGTCCCGTTCCAACAGGAATGGCGACTGCAAAGGATGGACGCTCAGGTACCACGCGCCGCCGATCAGTTCATTCTTGATCCGCGAAAGCTCCTTCCAAGCCGCCCACGCTGCGGTCATGGCCGTGCCGACTTCCAAGGCTCGCGCCGTCAGTTGAAAACGCGGGCGTTCGAAGGTCGGCAAGGCGGTGCCTTGGGTGTAGACGGGCTCGGGGCCTTCGTAGCCCCGGAGCGCCACGCAGGAATCGGGTTCGTCGGGCAGCTGGTAGATGAAAAGGTCCACGCCAAGAGTGCCATGCCCCAAGGCCTGAAGGCGCTGACCGAGTTCTTCGAGTAGCACCGTTCACCTCTTGGCTGCTCTGCCGAGGGCCGCTTTGAGTTCATGAGCGATCTTCGGGCCGATGGTTTGCGAACGACGCAGCGCCGGAGTTTCAAGGTACTTGGCTTGCTGAGGGGCGCGGTGCTTGTAGGTCAGGTTCTCGTGCTGCACCTTGGCGTAAGGCGCGGCGTTTCCGCCGTAGCCGAGTTGCACTTGCACCTTGTCCTTCAGCTTGCGTGGCAGAGAGACCGTACCCGTCGAGCGGAGCACGCCGCTGCGGACGGGCACGTAGACGTTCTTCGAGTCGGTCATGATCTCGTTCCCGACTTGGTAGAGCGCCTTGGCGATGGCGTCGAGTCCATCCTTCCCGAGTCGCTTGAAGGTGGCGACCACTTGGGGGGCGTTCTTGAACTCGACCTTCACTCTGACGGTCACAGCAACACCTCCTGATGGTGGGTGCCGAACTCGTCGGGGTAGGTCCGCACCGCGATGATGGGCGGTTGCGTCCCATCGGGCAACGTGATCCGATCCACCGACTGGATGTTGTTGTCGCCGAGGATGTAGATGGTCGTGGTCGAAACCACTTCCTGCCCGCCCGCGCCTCGCGTGAAGCGCTCTTGGCCCACCACGCGGCACTTGAAGTGAGTGCCCGCGCCGAAGGTGGCGCTGCCGTACTGATCCACCGACACGCGGCGCTCCAACGTGATCGTGTGCACCATGAGGTCAGCGAAGGGGCTTACCGGACTCACAGGACCCTCACCGAGAGCAACGCTCTGGCCGTGGACGGGATGGCTTCGATCTTGATGCCAGCTTGGGTCGAGGCGCGTTCGGCGGTTTCCTGGTACTCGATCACCAAGTCACCGACCTTCTTGCTCTTGATGTCGCCGCCGCCTCGCACCGACTTCATCATGAAGTCCGACGCGGTGATCACCGCCGCTTGCTGAATCGAGTAGGGCAAGGTGCAGTTGGGTTCTCCCGGCAGGATGTAACCCGCTTGGTACTCGACCGTGTAGAGTGGGCCTTCGGTGCCATGAATGACCGATGCCTCGACATCCCATCCCACCCATGCGCTGCGGAACCAACCCGCCTCGCGGTAGAGGCTGCCGATCTCGGCGTCGTCAATCACGTAGTCAACGACCACCTGGCTCTCGCAGAGCACGGACACCACCGAGAGGATTGGCGTCTGCCCAACGAGCAAGATGGGGTGGTCATGGCCCCGAAGCGTCTCGACGTAGGTCTGCCGGGCGTAGATCCGGTTGGTGTACCGCTCGATGGCGTCGCTCACAGCGTGGATGAGTTGTTCGAGGAACGGGTCGAACGAGTCGTCGGTGATTCCGATGGCATCCCTGACCGCAGACACAGTGGTCAGATCCCGTTCCGTCGCTGGCGTCTTCACGGTCAGGGCCATC